TCACAACATGGATTAGTACCCCAATCTTTATCATTATTAAAGTAAATACCTGGTTCACCTGCTCCTGATAGCTCTACACGTTTCCATAAATCTAAAAAGAATTCTTTAGTAATTTTATGTCTCATAAGAACAGCAGAGTTATTTGCCCTACCTCTTTGTGCGTTTAATTCCCACCAGTTACCAGATTTACAGCCAATCATTTCATCATCATCTGCATTAAATAAACTAATAAGAGCTGCTCTACGAATACCACCAGCCAATACAGCATCTGCTATATGACACACAATATCATGAGCTTCAAGTGTAGTAAGATTCGTACCGTTTTCTTTTTCTCTTAACATTCCTTCAACCTTAACTAAACACTCTTTAAGTGGTTGGGGACCTGGTGCTTTACCACCAGATGTAACTAATTGTGCACCTTTAGCTCTAATATCTGAATAATCAAATTCTATTCTTGAACCACCACCATTCATATAAGATTTCATTAAAACCTTTACAGCATCTGCCCATCCTTCAATTGAATCGCCAATTAAGAATCTACGTTTCCTGTTTGGATATGGTTGTTGTATAGAAGGCAATTGACATACATGATGCTTTTGTACAGAATAACCTACACCCGTCCCACCTAATAATAAAAACATGCATTCAGCGAATGAATCGATATGACTTATAGGCATAAACGCACAGTTATATATTCTATTAGGAGCTACTTCAATAGGCTTGCCACCAAATTGCATTGATCTCATAGATGGAAGTATTTTTTTATCATACACCATGGTGTAAGCTGATTTAATCTCTTCTGTTAATTTTGGATATGATTTAATATGCATATTCATATTACGTGTAACCAACTCTTCCCACGTTTCTCTTCTTTCTAAATCAGGCATATACTTTGCGTACTTCATGTAGACAGTAATATCTGATAGAATCTCATTTGATACTTCCATTTTTTTCCTCTTATTTATATTATTGTGTTATAATAATTATCATTATATATGTATATCACTGTAACTTTGCGAAAGGATCTTTCGATTTTTCTTCCGGTGATTTTACTTCTGTGTATTTTTTAGCTAAACGCTTTCTCATTGCTTCAGCTCCGCCATCTATTTCTTTTTGCGTAGTCTTACCTTGTACAGATGTTTCTTCGTAAATTTGTATTTGACCATTAGACATATTCATTTTACTAGGAAACGTAATACCATCTGGACCGAATCTATTCTTTATAACATGCCACCTTCCTGTACCCGCTATCTTATCTTCAATCTTTCTACTCAATGATAAAACAAAATCAGCAGTCATTATTTTTGAATAAGATTCAGCTATTTTTTCTGCTCCAATAACATCATCTTCTAAAGCTGATCTATTTGCTTGAGATGCAGTCCATACCGGTATTTCATATTCACCAGCTAGCCCTCTTAAATCTTCATAAATATTACCAAGCTCATGTCTTATCTCTTTTCCTACTCCTCTTAAAAGGTCAGCATAGTCAACAATAAGTAAATCGGGCTTTTTGCCCATCATCGTACATCTATCTAAATGCGCTTTTAATGTATTTACAGTCGCTGTTTTAGTAGGGTAATATTTTATAACTAAATCACCATCTATACCACTAATTGCTTTTTTAATATCTTCTTGATAATATTTTAAATTTTGTGCAGCAATTCCTGTAAATACAGAGTCAAATCTTAATCCAACATAAGCACCACTTAACTCCAAAGTATATTGTATAACTGTCTTACCTGATTTAACAGCATTTGCAGCAGCATTAACCAATGCCCATGATTTACCGATACCTGCAGGTGCAACAAATACACCTAATTCACCGGGACCTAATCCACCATCCATTAAATCATCAACTACATCCCACCCTGTAGGAACCGTTTTTCTAGTAGTTTCAGAAAATCTATCTTCAATCATACTCATATACTCATGCCCGAGATCTCTATCTGCTCCAGCTTTCATTGCATCGTCTATCTTATGCTTAATACCATCATAATCTCCTTGCTGAAGTAAGTTAACTGAATCCATAATAGCACCTTTTAACTTTTGATTCTTACAAAACTTAATAGTTTCATCTTGCACAAAATCCATATCTTCCGATTCTAGGTGCTTCATAACTTCTTTTAAAGTATCTACAATGCCTGTTTTTAAAACTTCATTATCTACACTATCTACTCTAACCTTCATTACTTCAAGTGTCGGTGAAGATTTATATTCAGTAAAGTATTCGATAATAGTACTAGCTATCCATTTATTTGAATCGGACTCAAAATAATTAGAATCTAATATATCAGAAATTTGTTGCAAAAACGTTTTGTTTTTGAATAATGAAGCTAACAATTTTATTTGAAAGCTATAACCGTATTTATTAAAAGTATCACTCATAGTCGTAATATAAGAATATTTTTACACATTAACAACTTTTATTAAAAGTATCTGCATAAGTATCTAATCTTAAAAATCTCTCTTTCATCCAAAACTCTAAATTTCTAAACGCTCCTGTTATACCATCTTCAATCATCATAACTTTAAACTTCGTAGTATTCATTCTGCTTACAGGATTATGTACTACATTCATAATTTTATGTTTTGAATTACCACTAATATCAACTTCACTTAACTGCATTAATTTGTAGTTTAGTTCAATAGCATTGCGGCTTTCTGAAATAGTTTGCATAACTTTTATTTTTGAATCACCACACTCGTTAATTAATTTGTCGATTGTAACATGCTCATCTGTAAATAATATCGGTAAACGCTTTTTTAATGTTGCAATACCTGTTCCACGTATGCCTGGTATATTATCCGATTTATCACCTGTAAGTGTTCTATACAATAGATAATTATGAGCAGGTAATTTGTAATCTTCCCTAACATCATCTTTGAAATATAATTTCTTTTTAGTAGGTGACCAAACTGCTATTCTATCATCTACCAGTTGTATAAAATCCTTATCAGAAGACATTATAAAAATCTTACTATCTACAAGTAATTGCTTGCTAATATAAGCTATTGCATCATCAGCCTCTATATTTTCAGGTGCAAGTATTTGCACAGGTAAGTTGTCTAGATACTGAACTAATCTTCCTAATTGCATTTTCATGTTTTCAGATTCAGCATCCTTATCACTAAATGCATTAGTTCTATTAAGTTTAGTTCTAACTAGCCTATTTGCTTTATAATCAGGAAATAATTTTCTCCTTCTTTGACTACCACCCTTCCCATCAAAGCATATAATAACCCTTGTTGGTTGTAGTGTTCTAATAGCAAATCCTATAGACATTAAAAATCCAGTAATTCCTCCAACATGGATACCATCATCATTTGTTACAGGAGATACAGCAAAACTTCTAATAAAGGTATTTAACCCATCTATTATTAATACTTTATCGTTAGGTGTAGATTGTATAGCTTCACCTTCTTTTAAATTTTCTAATATACTAAAATATTTTTTTTTCATATTTTTCTTTCTTTTTAGAGATAAAGGTAGGGACTTAAGCTAAACGCCCGGTCCCTACCTATGAGTTGCTATTTTTATATGATCTAGTATTGAGTAATATAGCTCTCCTCTCTACATTGGTATCAGCACATATAAATTTTCACATTAATACTTACAGGGCTATAGGACTGTAAATACTACTCATTATCCCTCTGGTATTGGCTCATCGCTAATTTCGATATCATCGATTCCTATATCTTCAGTTTTGTATTCCATTACTAATGCATTACAAATCTTGTGATATACTTCATCTTTAATGTCTGGATGCTCTTCTAATAACTTTTGCCAATCTTTTGATAAGAATTTGTGAGTCTTATCAGCATCAGTTACATAAGTATACCATGCACCACCTGCAGATACTAGCTTTTGAGCTTTCATAACCTTTAACCATCCACCATAATCGTCTATACCTTGGTCGAAATAAATCTCGAATTCAGCTTTACGTAATGGAGGTCCCATCCTATTTTTAACAACTTGCGCTTGAGTCTTAATCCCAATAGTCTCATCAACACCATTTACTTTGGCTTTAATTTGACCCATAGATTTTAATCTCAACCTACAACTTGAATGAAATGCGATAGCCTTACCACCAGAAGTTGTCCAAGGATCTCCAAACATTACACCAAGTTTTTGACGTAATTGGTTTGTAAATACTAAAGCTATACGTTGTCTTCCTACCATTTGAGTAACCTTTCTCATGGCTTTAGACAATATAATAGCTTTGGACGTAGCCCAACCATCTTTACTATAATCTGCTTCTGCTTCAACAGCAGTAGTCGCTGCAGCTACAGAGTCAACAACAATAGAAACTAATCTATCTTTATTTGATTCTCTAACTTTAGCAATAATACTTTCAATTACTTCAAAAATATCTTCTATAGTTTCAAGTTGAACATAAAGCATATCCTGTACATTAACACCGATGCAACGTAAAAAATCTTCATTCATTGCGTTCTCGGTATCAATAAATACTGCTAGACCACCTTTCTTTTGCGTGTTAGCTAATAGATGTGCTGCGACAAGTGATTTACCACTTCCCTCAAGACCAGTTATTTCGGTAATTCTACCAACTGGTATTCCTCCATTAGGCCTGTTCGCAATAGATAGGTCTAGCATCGATGAGCCTGTTGATATCCATTCGGTTAAATCCGTTGGTGTATCTTCAGAACCATCGAGAAAATATGCTACCTTATAATCTTTGAACTTCTTATTTAGACTGTCTGCTAGTACAGACGCTAAATCATCTCTTTGAACTTTCTTCGCCATATATTATAACCTCTAGTTTTTGAACAATTCATCGAAAGCTTGATTCACATCATCAACCTTTTTAGTCTCAGTTGAAGCTGTTTGTTTACTTTCTGTATGAGTATGTGCTTGCTCTTCCTCAGGATCTAACCATTCAGCTAATGCTGTTTTTAAATCATCATAAGATACTTCTTTAAAAATGTCTGTCATTTCTTTCTGACCTTCTGTAATCTTACTTGCCACATCTTTAGTATCAGTAGCTTGTGATTGATTAGGCTTTACTCTAATTGAAGTTTTTGGAAAGCTTCCTGCTCCTTCAGCAGCAGTAAATTCAACAGTTACGTCTCTTCCATTCATTAAATCAGTGATGTCACCATAATCAGGATCTGCAATAATACTCAATAGTTCTTGATAAACCGTTTTACCAAACCCCCAAAATTTAACACCTTCTGACTCTTCACCTCTTACTATAACTGGTACATAAGTTCTCATCTTAGGTTCCATTTTTCTAGCCATTTGCCAGTCCTCTTTATTTCCGGAAGATTTTAGTTGTTCACAAAATTCTACCACAGGATCAGCTTTACCAAAAGTTACAGGTGATAAATAAATCTTTTTACCAAGATTATAATGAAAGTACAATTCCTGAAAAGGGTTGTCTTTATTATACTGATAAGGTACGATTCTGATTGTTTGTTTGCCCGGTTCGGGCTTCCACAGGTTATTT